TGTTTCATCTGAGAGGGTGCGGCCACGAAGCGAGGCGTTAATCTTGGCCTGATGTTCAGGTGTTACGATTCGGTGTTTTCCGCAATGCAAAGCATCTTTGGTTACTAATGTTAGGCAACCATTTTGAGCACACAAATGTTTTGGACTTGGCATATATCATCATCTCCTAGTAGGCATATCTTACCATGAATAACGATTTTACACAAGAAGTAGAGTGCAAATGTGGTCATTGCGGTAATAAATTCAAGGCTAAACCACAGCCAAAACATAAGCTAATAGTTGGTGATTGCACAGACGCCGAAACGGTAACGAGATTGATGGAAGGCGAGAAAGCGACACTATGCCACGCTGACCCGCCTTATGGGATGGGTAAAGAGAAAGACGGCATTGCCAACGATAACCTTTACCGTGATAAGTTGGACGTGTTTCAAATGCTATGGTGGAAGACAGCACGACCACACCTTGAAGACAACGCAAGCGCTTATATTTGGGGTAACGCTGAGGACTTGTGGCGCTTGTGGTACGTTGGCGGCTTGAAGGATAGCGAACGGCTAACGTTTAGAAATCAAATCACATGGGATAAATACGTTGGTAACGTTAAGCCAACAATGATTGAAATGATGCGCAGCTATGTGGTTTATCGGGAGGATTGCCTTTTTTTCATGCTTGGTGAGCAGGGTTTTAACAATAACGCTGATAATTATTGGGATGGTTGGGAACCTGTCAGAGCGGCACTTGAAGCCGACTGTAAAAAAATGGGTTGGGGACCAAAGGACATCGAACGCATTTGCGGCGTCGGCATGTACTCGCATTGGTTCACCAAGTCTCAGTGGACATTTATACCGGCCGAACATTACAAGAAGTTGCAACAGGCGGCGCGAGAGCATGACGCCTTCAAGCGAGAGCATGACGAATTAAAGCGAGAGCATGACGAATTAAAGCGAGACTTTTACGCCACCCGCGCTTATTTCGATAATACGCACGACAACATGACGGACGTGTGGCAATTTGGCAGAGTGCAAGGCGAAGACCGGCACGAACACGCAACGCCTAAGCCGCTTGAAATGGTAGCGCGTGCCATCAAGAGTAGCACGCCACCCGATTCGATTGTGTATGCGCCATTTAACGGCACAGGACCGGAAATTATCGCCTGCGAACAACTGTCACGCCAATGCCGAGCGATTGAACTTGACGCCGGCTATTGTGCGATAACGTTGCAACGCTTCCAAGACGCAACCGGCATCGAACCAATCTTGCTCGACTAACGAAGAACAAAGGTTACATTTTGCACAGTGGTTCAACAAGTAGTAGTAAGGGGAAAGTAATAAAAAAACCAGGCTATTGCGCCTGGTCTGTTACTAGTTTGATTTCGCCGTTTGCGATTCGTTTGATGAGGATGCGCCAGCTTGGTTGTTTAGCTTTCGGTCCTCTAGCCGCTAGTGATTTTGTATCGGCGGCTAGTTGTTCAAGTGCCAACCATTCGGCGGCGGTTAATTCAATGGATTCTCTAGGGAGTTGATTTTTCATTTTACTAGCAGGAAGACCTTGTTATCATCAGTGCGGCCGTAAAAAACTTTATTGCTGAAGTTCAAAGCGACTTCGACTTCCATGATGCTGATTTGGCGATTCAGGCTGACAATCAAGCCGCCTTGAGCGTTTACTACTACGAAGCCGGCGTTTACAAGTGTGTTCTTGATGCTGTTCATTTTAGTGTCCTTTTTGTTAGCTAGTGTTTCGTTTGTTCCTATGTGCTAATAATACCAGAAACTAGCTAGTTTGTCAATAGGGTTTTTGATAACGTAGGGTAATCGTATAATAACTAGCTAGTTTATCAAAGATGGGTTTATTTAAGTGGGTGGAATCAGAACGACAGTACACACCGCAGATGAAGTCATAAGCGCCATTCGTGGCAGCGCAGGCATCAAGACGACGATTGCCAAGCGGTTGAACGTTGCGCGCAAGACAGTTGACGCCTATATCGACCGTTGGGTAACAGTCAAAGAAGCGTACATGACCGAGAAAGCCGGCATTGACGACGCAGCGCAATCGGTGGTCATCAACGACATTTTGCAGAATCGCAGCGTTGAGACGGCGAAATGGTGGCTCAGAGTGAAATGTGCAGATGAGTTTAACCCGCCATCGGCTATGGAGTTGAAGCACACCGGCGAAGTCGAACAGAAGCACAGCGGCGAGATTGGCATTCGTAGCATTAACTATCGAACGGATTTGGGCAAAGATGCAGCCGATTCTTGATTTGCCGCAACTCCGGCCTGACCAACTAGCCATCGTCTTGCATCCGGCCAAGCGCAAGAATGTTGCCGCCGGTCGCAGATTCGGCAAAACCGTACTCGGTGGCGTGATTGTGGCGAACGTCTTACGTCAACACGGCAAGGCGGCGTGGGTTGTGCCAACGTACAAGAATAGCCGTCCCTTGTGGCGCTGGATTAGTTCAGCCTTTGCGCCACTAGCCGCCAAGAAATTGGTGAACATCAACAAAGCCGAGCAAACAATTACCACACCACAAGGTGGCTTTTTCGCTATCTACTCAGAAGAAAATATTGATGCCATGCGCGGCGAGTGGTTCCATGTGGTTGTCAATGACGAAGCGGCAAAGTTTAGGGAGGAAAGCCGCTACGATGTGATAGAACCAACCGTCGCAGATAGTGGCGGCGAGATTATCGACATCAGCACACCCAGAGGCCGCAACTGGTTTTGGCGAGAGCACCAGCTAGGGTTAGACGGTACGCAAGATAGGGCATCGTTTCACGCACCGACGAGTGCGAATCCGATGCCAGCCATACAAGAAGCGTTCAAGCGTGCCAGTGAAGTCATGTCAGAAGATTCGTTCCGCCAAGAATGGTTAGCGGCTTTCTTGGAGCATCAAGGGCAAGTCTTCCGCAATATCAGCGCTTGCATGAATGCGCCAGAAACGACGCCGGAGGCACATGCAGGACACCGTATTGTGGCCGGTTGCGACTGGGCAAAGCAACATGATTACTCTGCTTTCTCTTTTGGCTGTCTTGACTGTCGGCGCGAGGTTGCACGCGACCGCTTCAATAAAATTGATTATGCTTTTCAGGTGCAACGCCTAAAAGCTATGTGTGACAAGTGGAAGCCGAGAGCCGTGCTAACCGAATTGAACAGCATTGGCCAGCCGGTTTTTGAACAGTTGCAGCGAATGCGCTTGCCCGCCATTGGCTTTGAAACAACCGCCAGTAGCAAACCGCCACTGATTGAAAACATGGCGCTAACCCTAGAGAAGGCAGAGTGGCAATTCCAAGCCGATCCGATCTGGACCGGCGAACTTGAAGCCTACGAGCGCAAGGTATCAAGCACGACAGGCAGAAGTAGCTACGGAGCACCGGAAGGGATGCACGATGACACGGTTGTCTGTCGCAGTTTGATGCTGTGGCAGGCCAACAGTCTACCGGTATCCGCAGGCATCATACAAGGCAAAGCCAAAGGATGGGTCAAGCAATGACCTTTTTCGATTACATTCGCAGTTTCTTCCCTCGCAAGCCAGCGCAATCCACTGGCCGCACGCATGTTCGTGCCATGCCTGGTGGCCGTGCGTCACGCGACACCGCCGATAGCATTGCCTTCCAATCATGGCTGATGCAGCCGCCGTCCGGTTATCAAACCAACTGGTCAATGATTAATCTGGATATGCGCGCCATTCAGGACCGTTCGCCAATCGAACTGATGGAGATGCTTGCCGACTTGTCACCAGAAGTCAGCCGCGCGCTATGGGATTATCTGCGCATGTGCAATCCTGGTTGGGAAGCCAAAGCGTATCGACCTGGCAGCGACGTGGAGGATGAAACAGCGAAGAAGGCGCTGAATGCGTTCATAAGTGTCTTGGAAGGTCAGCACGGCAGCTTTGACGTGGTGATTGGCCGGCTATTCATGGGACCGTTTATGCGTGGTGCGTTCTGTAGTGAACTTGTGCTAGACAAGCGCGGGCGAATGCCGCTAGATATTGCCACACCTGATGCTGAGTCAATCCGCTTCCGCAAGCGCACCGACCCTGAACGCGGCGAAGTGTGGCAAGCAGGCCAATGGCAAGGTGGAAACTTTATCCCGCTTGACATTCCGACCTTTCGCTATACACCGATTGACCCAATGCCGAATTCGCCGTATGGCCGACCGATGGCAGCGCCGGCGCTATTCACCAGTATCTTTATGCTTGGCATGATGCACGACCTCAAGCGAGTCATTCAGCAGCAAGGCTATCCACGGCTAGACATTGCCATTGACACGGAGAAACTAGCCGCGGCGTTCAATATGGGCGGCGCTGGCAACGAAAGCTTTGAAGCCTACGTGCAATCGTTCGTGGATAGCGTCACAACCGCATTCAGCAGCCTTGAACCTGACGATACCTACGTGCACACCGAACAGGTATCAATCAACCGGCCAGTGGGCGCAACGGGTTCCGGCAGTCTGCAAGGTATCGAAGCGGTGATTACGATGTTGGAACGTCAAGCCGTGCGTGCGCTAAAGACGATGCCGATTATGTTGGCGCTGAATGAATCAACTGGCGAGACGCAGAGCAACAGACAATGGGAGGTGTACATTGCCGGCATCAAGTCGATTCAGCACTATTGCGAAACGATGATTGAGCATCATTTCCGGTTGGCACTTGAAGCGCAAGGCATCCAAGCCGACATAGAGTTTAGATTTGCCGAGGTGCGTGGCGCTGAACTTTTGCGTGATGCGCAAACTGAGACGATGCAAATCAACAACGCCATCGCCAAAGAAAGCGCCGGATGGATTAGCCACGACGAAGCAAGCGAGGAAATCACCGGCCACAAGGCAACAGGCGAGAAAGCGCCAGAGCCGGCACAGCAGCCGCAACAAGACATTGTGCAGGACAATGGCGACGGACAAGAAGCGCAGAACGCTGACCGGTTGGTGTACTTGGCTGAGTTGCGCGCCGCACGGTTAGGCGTTGAAGAAGCGATGAAGATTGTACAGGTTAACGGCTATCATAACTAGCCAGAAAGCGAACGTGTAGCGATGACGGCAGAAAAGGAAGTATACATTTATCCGTGTCAAGCCAATACAGCCATGACGATTGCTGTTGGCGATTCCTGTCTCCTGGTATCAAACGCTCAAGCACGCGAGATGGTGGATAGGATTCAGGAAGTTCTTGTCACAGCCGAATGCCTGATGAACTCTTTGTTGGATTTGCCGCCAAGCGAAATGCACAAGCAATCAAAACTTAACCTTTCCGGACTCTTTAGAAATGTTGTTATTAATCCACAACCACAAGACAATCCCGCCGCGCAAGATGCGCCGCCGGTTCGTGTTATAAGAGGCGTCGATTGGGTAAAGATTTGTATCGACGACAAAGACGGGTTAATGGGATTGGATGAGGCGCGAAGTGTAGCGCGTGAGATTTTAGGTATGGATGGAGAACCAAGCACTGCATCGAATGACGATTTTGATTTCAACGATAGTCTCGCCGGTCAAGTGGCAAAGATTATGCGCCGTCACGCCTTCGACTTCGACCAAGCTATGGCAATTATGAAGATGGCTAGAGATACGAATGCACCCAACTGACGCCGCCTTACACGCTCACCTATCGACCATGCACGGCGCATTGTCTAGCCTGATTGCCATCGAAACACGCGCTGTCACCATGCCGAAGCCGTCCAAGATGCCGATGGCTGTGGAGATGGCCGACGACTTGATGCCGGTACTCGCTGACCTCTATTGGTATCCCTTGCGCAATGGCATTGATTCAGCGCCGCAAGATGAGGAAGAATTAAAGCCGTGGTTGCAGCGCCAACTAGAGAAACCGGCGGCGGTGGCTGCACTTTTAGCGCTACTGCTACGCTTCCACAAACGAGCGGTGAACTATGGCGGCACGATTGCGCTTGAACTGTTAGAGTTGGCCGGCACATTCAGTCTTACCAATAGCGCTTACCTGGCACTAATTGACGAACGGGCAACGATGCTGACAACCGCCGGTAGCGAGATGAGCTTGATTGACACAACCATCAACGACTTGGCGCGTGAGATACCGGCCGCACGCAAGAGTAACGATAGCACGTTGGCGGTGCTCGGTGCTTACATCACAATGAAGGCGCTGAGTCGCAGCACAGGCATTGCCACGTTTGAAGTGCCGTGGGGATTCGCTAACGGTTTAGGATGGACGTACAAAGAGAATGGCGTCAAGCGGCTGATGTACGATGTCAATGGCGTTGGATGTCCTGAGATTTGCGCACCGTTGCATGGCAGGACATTCCCGATTGACAATATACCGGCAGAGTTAACAGTCCCGCGCCATTCGGCGTGTGACTGTGTTCACTCGCCTTCGCTTACTGGTTGGACAGCACCGGCAACGGTGTGGGAAGGTGGCTGATTATGGCAATGCCAATAAAGAAGTTTGCTGAATTTATGAATGAAGCACCATTATCTCAAAAGGTTTCGATAACCTGTGAAACTCCCGATTCAGTCGAGGCAAAACGCATACTTGAATCAAATTTTGAAGGGAATATGCACATTGGTTGCGTTCTACTCGCCACCGATACGCCATCGGTAGACAATGGCGACGGCACTTACACGCATACGTACATGACGCACCAACTGCGCTACATTGACCCACGCATCACGCACACGCACGACGACCGGCAAGCGAAGCCGCTGTAATCCCGTTTTTGCTGTACTGTTTCAAGCATTTTTTACATGGATTGGAACGAACGAATGGAAAAGTTAACGCCACGAGAAAGACAACTGTGTGAGGTCTTCCGCCAAAAGCCGGAATTGACCATGCGCGGCGCGGGCAATCAACTTGGCATTAGTCACCACACAGTCAACTTCCACTTACGCAGGGTTTACGACAAACTTGGTGTAAGCAGCCGTCCTCAACTTGTGGCTAATCTGTGCACGGAGAAGCAAAGCCAGTAACTTATACCTACTAATTCAAGTAGCTACTTAAGCTAGTAGCTACATATTGTTAAGGTCAAGTGCTATGGTAGTTACATAGTATTTGGCCTTTTTTGTTTGCCTGAAATCAGTGTCATAAGGACACGAATGAACAATATTGACACAAGCAACTTAATCTTTAGCGTGCCGGTGCGAGTCCTACGCACGGATGCGCAGCGCAATGCCGAATTGATGGCATTGGCGCTAGCGAAGCACGTTTACGACCCTGCGATTCTGACTGAGCGCACGCCATTCTTTTGGAGCCTGGAAGCAAGCAATACGCTTATTGACTCCTACTACACGCACATGACGCTTGGCTCGCTTGGTAACTTCCAAGCCGATGCAAAAGCCGGTGTTTCCTTTCTTCCTGGCCATCGCCACAGTGATTTGCCATTTGGTCGATCACTAGATGCGCAGATTGAAACGGTCATGAATCCTGACCGTACACGGCTAACGGTAGATTTTTACACGATGCCTGGCTTGACGCTGAACGCAGTCAAAACCGATGACCTTATCGACGGTATTCGTTCCGGTATCCTCAAAGATGTTTCTATCGGGTTCACATCGAACGAGATGACGTGCGACATTTGCGGGCGGGACATGTGGGATTGGGATTGTCCACACGTACCAGGCATGAAATACGAAGTCAAAGGTCAGGACAACGTGTTGCGCGTGGTGCAGGCGACGTGTGCCGTTAATGACGCTCATCTGTCGGAAGTGTCAAGCGTGTATGACGGTGCAACACCACGCGCCGAGATTCTAAAAGCAGAACGAGAGGCGGCAGAAGGGCGCATGAAGCCTGACGCTGTTCGCATGTTTGAGACTCGTTATCGCATGAAATTGCCGGAAGCAAAACGCACGCACGCCGGCGTAACTTTGGAGGGTAAGAAATTGGAATTTGAAAAGATTGTAAATGATGTGCGGGGTGTGCTTGCCGTTGACGCTGACGCTGATGTGGTAAACACCGTTGTCCAGTTGAAGACAGAACTGGAAGGCTTGCGAAGTACCAAAGAGGACTTGCGCAAAGCACAGGATAAGGTAGTGGAATTGACACCGCTTGCCGACGATGGCCGCGCTTATCGTAGCGACCTGGTAAATGAAGCGCTGGTGCAAGGTGTGCGTGCCTTTGGTGACAAGTTCGCCAAAGAGACATACACCGATGTGCTCAACCGTTCAAGCCTTGCCGTCATCAAGCAGCTATCAAGCGACTGGCAGGCGATTGGCGACAGCCGCTTTACCGGTGGCCGGCAGTCTGAGGACAAAGGCGACAAGCCAGAAGTAGAAGTCAAGCAAGCAACCGGCGCGCGTATCCCGACCGGCGCATACAAGGCGTAAGGAGCCAACCATGAAACAGCGTTTAATGACCTTTGGTGTGTTTGCCTTGTTGCTTGTGCTTGTGGCCATTGCGCCGGTATCGGCTGACGACAGTGTATTCGATGCCATTGTCACGATTGGCGACATCACGAGTGGCGACGACTTGACAGTGACAGACCAGGCGACAACGGCTGACTTGACCACGACCGACGACGCAACGATTGGCGATGACCTGACCGTAACCGGTGACTTTATTGTGACGCCGCCGATTCGTTGGTCACTGAGCGCCACACAGACGCTTACACCGGTAACGTCGAATGTGCCAATCTCTAGCTCGGCGGCGGCAGGCTTCTTGCCTGTTTGTGCAGCCGGCAAGATTTTCCACTTTCACAATGTCGGCGCACAAAACATCATCATAACTGATAGCACAACGTCCAAGATTGCCAGCACGTTCACGATGGGCAATTCGGACAGCATTACCCTGTTGGGCGTTGGTTCCAACTGTGTTGAACTCGCACGAGCGAATAACTAGGCGTAATACGCCAAAGGATTAGGAAATGGCAGACCCACGAGCGGCAGCGAATAAGGTAGGCATTGGATACAAGGCGGAAACGTTTGCGCACGATAGCACTATCGTGTACAGCGCCACCGTCGCCAATGGTAGTGCATCGGTTGGCCTTGCGGTCAGCCTGGAAAGTGACGAAACCGTCACGTTGGCCGGCGACGGTGAAAACGTGCTCGGCAAACTCATCAAGGTCGAGTCAGATGGCTTTTGTGTCGTACAGACTGAAGGCTATATGACCTTGCCTGGTGGCACAGGCGCAAGCTTGACCGCCGGCAGCAAAATCGTTGGTGACTTACTGAGCAGCGCGGAAGGCTACATTCGAGTTGTGGCAACCGGAACCGCCGCCGAGTTGGGCGTGGCGCGCGGCATTATTATTGACGCAACCACGACCACGGCTGTTGTCGTCAAGCTCTAATCGTGTGGTAGGCCACACAAAGGAACATTAGATGGGTATCGAGATTAAAGAAGTTGGTACACGCGAATTGTGGGAACAGTTCCAGAAGAATCCCCTGAACGTGTACGCCGGTGCTGCACAGCGCATGAAAGATGCAGGCATTGAAGAAATGCCAACCATGAGTCGAGCGCTAGAGGAAATCTCGCCAACGCAGAAAGGTGACACACTTGACGCTTTCGAGCGCATGATGTTGGAAGCTGGCATTCGCACCAAGAGCGATTCGACCGCTGGTTACTATGCCAGCAACGCTGGCGCATTCCTGCGCAATGCCGGCACGAAGGCGCTATTGACTGAGTTTGCCGCACGTAACTGGCGCAAAGTATCGCACGCCATGTCAAGCGGCAATCGTGCGGTTTTGCTGAGCAGCGATGGCGTTGTTGGTTCGTTTGAGCGTCCCTATTCGGATGCGCAGACGTTGCGTCTGAGCCAACGCATCGAGCCGGCTATCCCGCTTAGTGAGTTGGTCGGCATGACCACAGCGATTGATTCGGACAGCTACCGCAGCTACTACCTGGATTATAGCGCCGAGAGTGGCCGCACGTATCGCGTTGGCGAATCTGCTGGTATTCCGATTGCGACCATCACCGGCAGCGAACACACCATTAAGCTGCACAAGTATGGCCGTGGCATTCGTGCCAGTTACGAAGACTTGCGCCGGATGCGTGTCGATAAACTGGCGTGGTTTATCCAAGTTCAGGCGTTGCAGACCGAGATCGATAAGGTTGCGGCCGCTTTAGCCGTGATTGTGGCTGGTGATGGCAATGCCAGCACAGCAGCGACCAACTACAACCTGACCACGTTGGACAGCGGCACAACCGCCAACAACATGACGGTCAAGGCGTGGTTGGCGTTCAAAATGAAATTTGCTTCACCGTACACGCTGACCACGGCGTTGATGCGCGAAGACATTGCCTTGAAGGTTGCCTTGCTCAATACCGGCTCGGCTAACGTGCCGCTTGTTGCCGCCAACCTGGGCAACCTGGGCTTGGGTGTGCAACCAATCAATCAGTTTGCCGATAACGTTCGCTATGGCTGGACAGGTGATGCGCCGGCCAGCACAATCGTTGGCTTTGACAAGCGCTTTGCGTTGGAGCGTGTTACCGAGATTGGTTCGGAAATCTCCGAGATGGAACGTTACATCACCGACCAAACACAGGTGATGGTAATGACCGAAGTTGAAGGCTACAGCATTTTGGACGGCAACGCCGCCAAGACACTGACCCTGAGCGCCTAAGCAGAAAGGAGCCTGACATGATTGACATTATCAAAGTCAAGGCCACTAACACGGAAGGGCGGGTGGCGCTGTGGAGTAGAGACGCAGCGCACCCGACCGGCGAAGTTTTCATTTCGGGTGACGGTTCAGTCGTGGAAGTTGCCAACACCGCCGCCGTTCGTGCGGCCATCAAAGCCGGCGCATTGGTCGAAGTGCAACCAGAAGTAGCGAAAGCGCCAAAGCAGTCGATTAAGGTAGAAGTTGAACCTGTCGATGCCAAGATTGATGCGCCAACCATTAGTGCCGCTATCCGGCAAGAAGGGTCCAAGACGACCAAGCGCTAAGGGGGCATGATGGCCGTCACACTTGATACTTACGATTTAAAGCAGCCGGTGGGGGAATTGGAATCAAGCCTATTTCCTGACACCACAATGGATATTGACGTAGCGCTGACCGGATGGTTGGCACAGGCGACCACGAAAGTCGAAGCCGATGCCGATATTGCCACGGCTGACCAGAACGCCGCCGCTGCCGCATGGGTGTACTACCGTGCTTACACCTATGTTGTGCAGTGGCTTTCCACCTTACCATCAAGCGCCACGGTAGACGGCATGAGCCGCACCATCGCCGGCGACCAGCGCGCCCATTTTAGTAAAAAGGCGGCTGAATGGTTGGCTACGTTTGAAGGGTTTTCAGCGCCGACCGTTCGCACAGCATTTTTTGGACTAGCGAAAGCAGGGACACGTCATGTCGTTTCTCGGTACTAATGACATGGAGTTGTTTCGACGCATCCATGTCGAAACACTAAAAGACACATGCACCATCAGCCGTGCCACCTTAGCGGCTGATGGGATGGGTGGACATACCGAGACATGGGCGACAGTCGCAACAGTGGCTTGTCGCCTTAATACGTCAGGGACTAGACCGAACGAAACGGCAACGGCTGACCAGATTCGTAACAACACTGATTTTATTATCACCGTGCCAAACGGAACCGATGTGCGCAACGCTGACCGTATCACAATTGGTAGTCGCACATTTGAGGTAGTTAAGCCACGCGTGTTGACGTGGAAAACAGCGCTCCGTGTGCAAGTGGTCGAGGTGATGTGATGCCATTCGGGACGGTAACGGTTCGCTTTAATAAAGTGCCGCAGTTGTCAGGCAACTTAAAGAAGTTAGCCAAAGAAGCGGTTGAAGATGCGGCAACACAAACCGAATCACTCGCCAAAGGCTTTGCGCCGGTCGATACAGGTGCGCTGCGTAACTCAATCAAAGCCGAGAAAGCCGGTAGCGATTTGGCGTGGGATGTGGCAGTTGGTCAGCCTTACGGTTTGTACCAGGAGTATGGTACTTACAAAATGCCTGCGCACCCGTTCATCACGCCTGCTGTGGAAATCGCCAGACCGCAATTCATGGCGAACATGGCTGACATCGTAGACCAGGCGGCGAAATGATAGAGACAACACGCGTTGACGAATGGATAAAAACCACCCTGGCCGCATCCGCACCACTGGCAGCGCTAGTTAGCACGCGCATCTATGGCTATGTAGCGCCGCAGAACACAACCGGCAACATGGTGATTTTTAACTGGATGGGTGGCAGCGACCTGGTTGCGGTCAGTGGTTATCGGGCATTGGTCAATGGCCTATGGCAAGTCAAGGCAGTCACGCAATCCAATTCGTTTGCGCAGGCTAAGGCCATCATGGACATTGTTGATTCGCTGATTCACCGCAAAACCGGCAGCACGTCTGATTCGCTGATTCTAGCCTGTGTGCGTGAATCGCCAGTGCAATATGTCGAAGTAACCAACGGCATCCAGTACAGACATTTGGGTGGACTCTACAGAATTCAGGTTGAGTCTAATTAAGGAATAAACACTATGGCAGAACTAATCACGGTGAAAGGCAACCACGACAGCGGCGGTGTGGCGTTATGGGAAAAGAACGCCGACCATCCAGCCGGTGAAGTGCTCATTATCGGCAACATGGTGGCGCAAGTCGCCAAGACGCCGGAAGTAGAACAGCGCATTTGGTCCGGCTTGCTTGTGGTGACAGATGAGCCACCAACGCCACCGTTTGACGGCTACGACAAACTAAGCGCATCGGCTGTGGCCACACGCACCGAGAAAATGAGCGACAATCAGCGGCTTTTGGTGCGCCAGTATGAAGCGGCGACTAAGGCACGGAAACAACTTGTAGAAGACGTGCCAGCCACGTCGGGAGAGTAAGACATGGCAGAAAGAGGGAGTGTACTGCAGGGAGTCCAGATTGGATTAGAGGTAACTCCAGGCACAAATGTTCCGGCGGACAAAAAACTACTTGGCACGTCCATTGAAACAAGCATTCAGGCGACAACCAAAAAGTTTCGTCCGTATGGCGCCAAGTTCAACACCATTAGCACGCTTGGTAAAGAGTGGGCAGAAGCCAAGATTGAAGGGCCACTTTGCTATAACGATTGGACCTATTTGGCCGCTAGTTGCGTAGCCTACGCCGCGCCGGTGCAAGTGGGGGCAACCGCAGCCTATACGCAAACGCACACGCCAAGCCAAACCGCATCAGACACCGTAAAAACCTACTCGGTTGAAACCGGCGGCGCGGTGCGCGCTCACGAAGTATCTTACGGTCTTGTGACCAGCCTCGGCTACACCATCACGCGCGAAGAGTGCATGACCAAAGGCACGATGATGGCGCAGCGCATCGCTGATGGCGCAACGATGACCGCGACGCCAACAGAGATTCCACTTGTGCCGGTTCTGCCAACGCAAGTCAGCATCTACATGGATACAACCGCAGCGGGACTTGGCACAACCAAGTTGCTGCGTGTGTTTAGCTTTGACTTCAATCTTGGTGACAAGTCGAATCCGGTGTGGCCGGTTGACGCCGCACAAACGTCATTTGCTGCGCATGTGGACACCGCACCATCGGCAGAAGCGAAGTTGCTTGTGGAAGCCGACAGCACAGGCATGGGCATCCTGACCAATTTACGGGCAGGCAGTAAGGTGTTCGTGCGTGTCAATGCGGTGGGTGCTGTAATCGAAGGCAGCGAAACCTATATTTGGCGGCACGATGTCTGCTTAACCGTTTCAGGCGTTAGCGAATTTAAGGACGAAGAAGGCGTGTATGCCATCGAATGGACGTTCGAGGCTACGCACGACGCAACGTGGGGCAAATCGATGGTCTTCACCGAAATCAACACCCTGACCGCACTATAGGCCGCATACCGGCAAGAAAGATTTATCACTGTGAAACTAAGTAACATCATGCGCGACGAGCGCACCATTCAGATTGAAATAGGTGACGAGTCGTTGAGCGTCACCTATAAGCCATCCTTGATTACACCAGCATCGGAAGATGCATGGCTACAATCCAGAGGGGACACATCATTTGGCAACGCTGTCGCCACCAAGTTATCTGAATTGATAACCAAATGGGACTTACTCAGTGAAGATGGCGAGTTGTTGCCAATCGATGCTGACACTTTGTGCGGTCTTCCGATTAGCTTCCTAAATGATGTGATGCGTTCCATCAATGAAGACTTGTTGCAAAAAAAAGTGAAGAAGGAATCGAACTCGCCAGGTTCCTTCGGACGGGCATAAAGGCGTTGGGTGGCGTGCCTGATTGGTATGAACTAATTAGAGCGGCGCGCTATCTTGGCGTGCCACCGTGGGATTTGGCCGAAAAGTCTAGCTGGTGGCGAAACCGAGCATTAGAAGCGGAACATGCCGAATTGTCGGCCAGGAATAGTTAATGCCTGATGTTGCTGATTTAAGAGTCAAATACTCCGCTGACACCTCCGATTTTGACCGTGGCGCTGACCGTGTAAACAGTGGCATAAAGGGATTCATCAGCCAAGCCGGTGCGTTTGCCGCCGGCGATTTGTTGGCGGGTGGTCTGCGTGCCATTGGCAATGCGGCGGTGGGCGCAGGCGGCGCAATGTTCGGTATGGCGATGCAAAGCGCTGATTTGAATGCGCAAATCAGCGGCATTGCCGCGCTTGCGGGTGGCGGCGCTGAAGAAATGGCGCTGCTTAAGGAGGAAATATCACGCCTGGGCATGGATGAAAACCTTGTTGTTTCATCCACCGAAGCTGCTGACGTGATGCAGAACCTTATCGCCAATGGTTTGACCGTCACCGATGTCTTGAACGGTGCAGCCGAGGCCACGGTGCTATTAGGTAACGCCGCCGGCGCTGACCTGGCCACAAGCGCCACGGTCATGTCTGACACGATGACCATCTTTGGCATTGAAGCCGAAAACGCTATGACGGCGGTGGATGGCATTGCGCGCGTTACCAACCAAAGCAAGTTCGATGTCAATGATTACGCATTAGCGTTGGCGCAAGGTGGTGCGCAGGCGGCAAGCGCCGGTGTGGAGTTTGACGACTTCAACGCCATGCTTGTGGCAGCGGCCAGTAACTTTTCATCTGGTAGCGACGCCGGCACAGGCATCCGCAACATGCTGACCAAGCTCATTCCTACCACCTCCGATGCTACATCAACCATGTATGACCTCGGTTTGATGACGACCGACTATGAAGCCGCCGCGCAGCGGCTTAGCGGCATCCTGGGTTACAGCGTCGAACCAAATCAATATGCTGTCATCGATGCGTTCACCGCAATGTCAAAAGCGCAAGGGGTAAACACCAGCGACCTAAAGCAATTGAATAAAGCATGGGACGCTTTCTCAGGCGATTTTGAGGACAGCGCTTTCTTCGATGCGCAAGGCCAACTTGAGGACGCTGCCACGATTGCCGGTGCGCTGAATACCGCTTTCGAGGGCATGAGCGAACAGGATGTATCGGAAGCGCTCAACACCATGTTTGGACCGGATGCAGCGCGTGCGGTGTTGGCAATGGCGCAATACACGGAAGAAGGTTTCCGCGCCATGCAAACCGAAATGAACGGCACAGCCTCGGCAATGGAAAACGCCGCCATTCGCACTGACAATCTAAAAGGCGACATGGATGTGTTTGGCGGCACGCTGGAAGCGGTGAGCCTGAAAATCGGTGACTCATTTCAGCCGGCACTACGCACGCTATACCAAGCGGGAACATCGTTGCTCGGCACATTCGAGCCGTTTCTAGTGGGGGCTGCTGATGGCATTGCCAACTATCTGAATACTGTCACGCCACAAATCACGAGTTGGGCTAGCAGCATGGCCACAACGATGCAGACGGCATTCACCAATGCGCAGGGTGGTGCTGGTGGCATTGCGGCGGCGATTGGTAGCGTGACCGGCGGCACTGTTACGTTCGACGCTGATGCGGAGATTACGAATGTCAACTGGGGCGAATTCGATTACACCTATGACGCCACGAGTGATATTCACGAAGTAAACTGGGGCAATGATACCTACATCTACGATGCAGCCGCCAGGATTTTTAAAGTGGACTGGGAAGGCAGCGACGGCAAGGGTGGCGCGGGTACAACCTTCATCTATGACGCCACGGCGCAAATTCTCAACGTCGATTGGGTATCCAAATGGACGGCCGGCAGCTTTGAATACGACGCTACTGCTGGCATCACTAAAGTCGAATACCACGAAGAAATCTTTAATGTCAGCTATGACGCTGAAGCGCAAGTCACGAAGGTTGATTTCGGCAAGGGCTTGTTTGTTGGTGATTACACATCAACGTCAACTGTCCTGAGCGTGGCGTGGGGTGCGTGGAGTAATAGCTACGACGCCACCGCACAGATAGCCGAAAAGGATGTGTTGTGGGGCGCTTATACGCATACGTACAACGCCACAATTGGCATTGGTGAACAATCTATTGCCTGGGGTGCTTGGACCTATACCTACAGCGCCGATGTGACGGTGGCAAGCGTTGGGTGGGGATTATATACGCACACCTATGGCGCAGACAGCAACATTACAAGCGTGCTGTGGGGCTTATACACGAATACCTATGATGCCGACAGCAAGATTGGCTCGGTAGATTTTGGCCTGTTTTCTTGGACCTATGACGCCACCGGCCAAGTCATCAGCGTTGATTGGGGCATCTTCAATAAAGTCTACGATGTCACCGCTAGAATCTCTGACTGGATTATTGGTGAAGCGCCGCCGGTTGCTAACACGAGCGGCGCAATGTTTGGCCTACCAGGTAACACCGGCACAGGGTACAACAGTCCGAGCTACGACAGCGGCGGTAGCTTTGCGCCTAGTGATAGCAGGGGTGGGCGTGCGTTTGGTGGCTTAACACCGGCGCTGGCCGGTACAGGTGGCGGCGGTATTACTATCAACATCAACGGCTACAATGCCGACCCCGAAAGCCTAGCTCGCCAAATCGCTGCCATTATTCAACGGAGAGGCTAACCAATGGCGCATGTATGGACACTTACGGACGGCAGCACAACCGTCACCTTTGCCACAGGTAGCGCCGGTCCTGTCATTAAACATCAGCCAACGTTGGCTGAGTATGACATCAAGGAAGGCGGGCGCGGCGGCATGACGTTGGAGCAAAAGAAAACCGTCACGCGCACATTTGGCTTACTCGTCACAGCGGCAAGCAGCGCATTGCTGCAAACGCAAATCAACACGATTGAAACGCTACTCCGACAAGCCAAAGAGCGCTTCTTGACTGGCCGTGGCCGCAAGCTCTACATCACGCAACAGATTGACGGCGAGGCTTCTGCGTGGCGCTCCAGGGTGTTCGTGGGCAACCTCAAGCCAGGTGAAACAGGGTATGACAGGTGGTACAGCTACACTGTTGAGTGCGATCTGCGAGTAGTGACAGAGCCGTTTTGGGAAGGACCAGAAGCCGAGTTGCAGATTGCATCGAAGGCCAGCACAACGCCGGCCACCGGCGGCAAATCCATCCACAATCAGAACGACAGCGGGCAGGGCAACTACATCACCATTCTTGGTGCGCAAGTCACCGGCACGCTACCCACGCCGGTCAAGATTCAGATGGAGAACACCAGCGGCGGCGCTTTGCAGTACGCCAACCTGTTTATTGCCACGAACACCAAAAGCGACCCTGCCAACTTTACGCACATGATAGAGGTAGAGGACGCGCTATCCGGCGGCACAGTCACCACTAACGCCGCATCCAGTGACGGCAACTATTTGGCGCTGACCGTCAACACCACCGCCGACATTGCGATACCGTTAGCCGCCGGCATGGTGGAGGATTGCGGTGGGCGTGAGTTTCGGGCGCTGCTTTACCAGACGCTTGACGTGACTGGTGATACCTATATCACACCATCGATTCGTGATGCAACCGGCTTGACCAACTACACGCCTGGTAAAGACCCCGTATTGGTCGAAGCGGGCGACAGCAAGCTAGTTGATTTGGGTTCCTTCCCGATTCCTGATGGCGGCGGCGACACGACCGGATGGGGCGCAATGTCGTTTGGGTTGGCTTTCCTGTCGGGTGCATCGGTGACATGGTATGGTGACTGTATCCAGATTACGCCAACCGAGAGCATCCGCCTGCTGATTCAGCGCGCTGAACAGGTAGCGGCTGGAGAGTATATCGTTGATGATGCAATCGAGGATGCGGTCTATCGCCTGTCAGGTTCAACCAAATATAACGACTTCATCGCCCGCGAATCACCTGTGATGCTATGGCCTGGAGAACTCGCACGCGTCTACTTTTTAAGCGATGTGCCACCAGACAAAACAATGAGTGTGCGTATGTGGATTAGACCTAGAAGGGAAACGGTGTAATGCCACAATTTACCGTTGAATTTCGTGACACCAACTTTGACGCAGCGCCGGTTGGCAACCTGTCATTTGAGCCGCGCCGCTGGACTGGTTCGCGCTCGCGCGGTCCGGTGGATGCTGAGGTGTTCGCCGCCGGCACGGACAAGGACGTGTGGGCGTTGGCCGAAAAACTTGGCTATGAGCTTATCATCAAAAACGAGAACGGCACACGCGTCTGGTGGGGTAAATTCGTCCGCATCGAGATGAACTATGACGGCGAATCAACCGGCCTGAGCCTTGACGAAATGAGCAACAAGATTAGCGTGCGCTACAGCTACGACGCACCAGGCGGTACGGTTTCGGGCGTAACCGAGTGGGCGACCGATGCACAGAGTATCGCCAAGTACGGCATTAAAGAGCTAATCGAAAACGCTGACCAGACCACATTAGCGGAGGCTGAATACCGGCGTGACACGATGCTTGAATTTAAGTCCTTGCCTGTCGGCACAACCGGCGACCCAACTGGCAACCTGGCGCAAGGGCAAGCCACCTGTAAGATTTACGGTAAGGGATGGACAGAAACGCTTGCTTGGCGCTACTACGCACAGCCACAAGGCAGGCTTGTGCAGGACGATGGCGGCACTGAACAAATCATGGGGTATGGTTTTACGGAGGCATTAGGCTTCAAAAACCACGTCAACACGATCCACAGCATTGCCGGTAACTTCCTCAATCTACCCGAAGGCACACGCATTCAGATCAGCGGCCTAAGTGGCGTCAACGATGGCACATTTACCGTGGACACGGCCACCGAAGACGAAGCCGAAACCTACACCGCAAGCACAATTTCATTCTCATCTACTGACGACATCGAAGACAGCGCCAGTGGGTTCAACTTCGTGCGCAACCACGAAATGATTGAGGTAAGCGGTTCAACTGGTCAAGACGGATTCCACTATACCGACAGCACAGCCGTCAACCATGTGACGACTGACACCGGCTTTGGTGGACAAATCACCAATGAGGACGCAGGCGCATCAATCACCATCACGCAGGGCAACAGCATCACCGTTGCCGAGAACGTCACGCGTGCATCACCAGGCGCAGCGGCCACCGTAATTGCGCATGGCAAAAAGATTGACCAATCGTTCACGATACCGGAAACGGGCAGCTTCACCATTGGCGAAGTGATTATTAGGATTCGCAAAGTCGGCACACCAACCGGCGGCGTCACCGTTGGCCTGCGCACTGACACCGCCGGCGTGCCAGATTTCCCCGCCGTCGAAGCCATCACTGTGGCGGCGGCTGACATCAGCGATACGATGGACGATATTGGCTTCAACTTCGCCAACACGTCAACCGTCACGTTTGGCGTGACCTATCATTTGGTTGTCGAAGTGGCTGGCGGTGTGGACTCTGCCACCGGCTATTACATGGTCGATATTGCCGATGCAGAAGCGGACGGCGTTGCACCGTACAGCGGCGGCACACTCAAGCTGTGGACCGGTGCGGCGTGGGTGGCCAGAGTGCCAAATGGTTCGATGGCGTTCCAGATTTGGGGACACCAGACGACCACACAGCAGCTTGTCGAGGTGGCAAGCGCCGCCGGTCAGTTTGGACTGAATGTGGTCATTCGCAATTCTAGCACGCTACCCAAACGCCAATACCGTGAAGGTAATTATGACGGCTTAAACGAGTTTGACGACTTGCTGAATGCTGGCACGTCAGGCTCCAAGCGCTTAGTCGTCAAGCCGGCTATCGGCACACGCACGCTGGTGATTGAACAAGAACCGGAGCCGAATTTGCTAACCGACTTGGTGAAGAAAGGCGGCAAAATCTACTGGCCGACCGGTGCACCGCTAGAGCCTGGGGTGCTGGTCTATGGCCGTTGGTTGACCCTGGCCAGTGTGCCGGTTTCGATCAGTCGCTTGGCGCGTATCTCGCCCTTGTTTGTGGAAAAGGATGCCTACAGCGCCGACGACGACACGCACGACCCCGACCCACGCGGGGCGCGTTCAGTATGGGATTTAGGTAAAATTAAGAATGGCTGAGCAAAAAGCGTCCGACATTTATAAGATGATTCGGCCGATGATTAACGCTGACAATGAGCGCACCTTCCGGCGCATCAGTCAGCAGATCAACCGCGTCACGAATACAGTCACGAACAATAACAGCGGCGGCGGGGCTGAGGCGGCATTGGCGGCGCTGAACAATCACGCCCTGCTTGAGTATGACGATGCGCATGGAAAAAATGCGGCCAATGCGCGGGTGCACCATAGCATCAAGTATGGGATTATTGGCGGTTCAACCAGAGACGAAACCGCCAGTTTATCGGCCATGATTGATGAAGTTGGTTTAGCGGGCGGCGGCAAAATCATCGTTCGTGCGGCTACGAATGGCGATTCCATTCGACTTGACGGATTGGCCGGTATTTATCACTCTGGTATCGATTTAGAATTTCAGTCACCGATTAGCTCGGGCGCGGGCGGTGGCGTGCGCGCAATGGGCGCAATGGATGAATACGTGCGTGCGCCGGCTACGTTTGGTGCTGGATTACACGCTTCACATCCGGCCAACGTGGGTGATACCACAATCACGCTATCCTCTACGGCTGGCAAAATGCAAGCCAGTGATTTTTTACCTGGCGATCTAGTAACGATTCGTGGCGAGAATAATGCCAAAGGCGAAGCGCTGACCAAGCAGATTATCACCATTCTATCGGTCAACGCAGGCGCAAACACCATCACGTTTGCCGAAGAACTCGAATATGATTTTGAGCCAACGTACCCACTAAGCGCATACGGCTCAACCGATGCCACAACAATATTCCTCAATCGCACTTGGGCATTAACCGCTGACTTGGAACGCGGCGCAATGACAGCGACCGTTAGCGATTCAACCGGCATGGCAGTTGGTGACATGGTGCGCGTGTCTGACAGCCGTGTGGAAATCGATTTGAATCCGGCGGCTATCCGCAGCGGCGGTGCGGGACCATACGAGAATGAATGCCGGCTAGAGTATCGCATCATCACGTACATTGATAGCGGTACAGACACGGTGACGTTTGATAAGCCAATCAGCAAAGGCTATCTGCAAGGTTCACCGTATTTCGGCAACCTCGCCAAAGTGTTGCCGGTCGAAAACGTCCACATCCGCGGCATCAACCTGACCTACTACGAGCCGCAGACCGACCGCAACATCCACGCTATCAGCCTGAACTTCGCCAAAGACAGCACGATTGAAGATTGCAACGTCAATGGTATTGATGGCGGCATGGGGCAGCAATACCGTATCTCGGATAGCTACAATTGTTGGGGATACCGTTCGATTGGCCGTGACCCGCTTTATCACGACAGCGCAGAGGGGTACATTTTTGCGCTGTACAAAAGCGATGCTTCCGGCTGGCGACACTGTTTGGCGAGTGGTGGCCGGCATAACTTTCTGGTGCAAGCAGCCACCAATTTTACGATTGACAGTTGCCAGAGCTACGATAGTTGGATTTCGGGTATCGATACGCACGGCGTAGACGAATACGATGGCTTAATCACCAACTGCCTAATGTCGCAGATGAACAAACACGCACCAGGCGTCAGCAATGGCGCGTGTGGGCGCAACGGCAATACATCGCACACGGTCGGAAGCCACTGGATTGTGTGGCAAAACTGCGTGTTCTTTGGCAATCCAGAGACGAGCATCTACGGGCTTGACGTGCTGGCTGCTAGCACACATGTGATTATAGATAGCTGTAAATTCTTTGGCGGTGATTATGGTATTCGCAACTCCAAGAATCCGTCACAGTGTACGCCGACGCAAACCGTATCCGACCTGACCATTCGTGATTGCGAGTTTCACGATATTGCAGTGCGGCCTATCTACTTAGAAGGCATCCCCGATACAACCACAGGTGGACCACGTTCAAGTGGTAAACTGGATTATGTTCTTTTGGATGGCAACACCACCTGGAACTGCGCACAGCATTTTCATGTAAGCGGCGGCGATGCGATTACCAATCTAACGGTCAGCCGCAACCGTGCTATCCGTCCTGTCACGTCGCCGGCCAATGATTACTATGGCCTGGTCATCACCGACACCGACGGGCTAATGGTGGAGGGCAACAATTTCCACCTGTGCAGCCGTGGTATCAGCCTGACCGATGCCACCAACGCCGCCATCATCGGCAACACGTTGACGGCAACGATTGACGCTATTCCGATAACTCTCGCCGGTACAAACACCGGTCCTGGTGGTGGTGCGCTGATCTACGTGGCCAACATTGTGGACAATACGTCTGTTGGTGGCAGCGCATCACCTGATTTTACTTCCGATGTAACCATTACCGGCACAGACCCACAACTTGCTTTTGTCGAAACCGGTGTGACGGCGAATAACACGCGTTGGGATTTGCTGGTCAATGCCGAAGCATTTTCCATGCGCGCTGTCAATGACGCCAATAGTTCAGCCGCAACATTTTTTATTGTTGAGCGCACCGCCAACACAATTGACACGATTAATATATCGGCCACCAACATCAGCCTGAACGGTATTACCAACCTAAACGGCACAATCATTGGTGGTGCATTTACAAGCGATGTGTCTATTACGAACAGTGACCCGCAACTTATCTTCATCGAAACGGGTGTTACAGCGAATAATACACGTTGGGATTTACTCGCCAATGCCGAGAAATTCGCCGGACGCGCCGTCAATGACGCCAACAATGCGGCAACAGAATGGTTAGCGGTGGAGCGCACGGCTAACACAGTGGACAGCGTGACGTTGACCGGCACGGCGCTCGCTTTGACAGGTGCAACCACAGTGACAGGCGCACTTAGCGTCACCGGAAGCACCGCACTTGCGCGCGGCGCATCTAGTGATGGCACGCTAAAAATACCTGGCACAACCAACGCCAGTTATTTTAATTTTGCCACGTCCGAATTCACGTACATTCGTGGCGGCAAATCCACGTCCGATGTGGTTATCGGTGATGTGGGTAGCGGCAATGTGACGATGGGTCAAGCCGGTTCGGGGGTGGTGTCGTCGGTGGGTGCAATGACGGTGGGCGGCACGCTAACCACAGAAGGACCGATGACAGATGGTAATGGCGGCTATCGACAGCATTTTAGTTTTACCGGTTTATCAACCGGCGTGACGGTCGATATTCTGGCCAACAATGGCGACCGCGCCGAGGGTGTCGCCGTTTTTGGTATGCTTAAACACTCGGCAGTAACAGGCGCGTGCAACCGGCTAACCGCTGTGTTTTATAGCGGTCTACCGTACAACGAAACCATGAACGGCACAGACACCTTCCGCATGACATGCACAAGCGGCGGCAAAGTCAGCATGACGCATTACGCCGGTAGCTCTGGCACGTTCAGCGGCTCATTTGATGTTTATTGGTCGGCTTAGGAGTATAAATAGTGGCAAACACAGTCTTTACTATCGGCAACGTATCGTCAACCATTTCAGCACCATCCAACGCCATCGCAAGCGCATGGGTGGCAGGCTACATCCTGGCTTTTGCGCAGACACCAAACCCCGTTGACGTGCCTGAGAACGCCACGGCTACGCAGACGCTACACGCAGCGCACTTGCACTTGATGCGCTATTTCAGACGCACAGCCATCCAAGCCATTGCGCGGGCAGAAGGGAGAGCGGTAGAGGAAGCGAAGATGGCAGAAGGCGAGGGGAGTGATTGGGGATGAAACGAACGGCGCTTTTCCTCCTGGCGTTTGTTTTACTTGTTGCCTGTCGTCCTATCAGCCGTGGACCGTCACCGTATCAATCACCCTCGCCACTTGCGCTCGCTTCGCCATTGTATGCGAGAGGCGAAGCACCGGCCATCGAAATGGCAAGCGGCTTAGTCGCACCAGATGACTACCGAGCCGGCACAATTCCCACGACCTTGCCAGTTGGCCGCTACAAACTCTACGCACCCATCATGGCGCACCAAAAAGAGTATCCATGCTACACCAACAGCATGGCGGCTGAGTTATTACGGCTGATGATTGAAGACCGCGCACAGCAGCGCAAGTCGCCAAAGTGTAGCGACCTGGTGACGAAGATTGCGCAAAGCCGTGCTGATGACATGGTGACTTCCGGTTACTTCTCGCATGTGGATTTGCGTGGTCACGGAGCGAACTGGTATCTGGCGCAAGTCGGCTGCTTGCCTTTGTGGGATCCACAAGACGGCCACACG